CTGACCAAGGGGGTGATATAACAGCGCCAGAAGCACCAAAAGAAGAAGCCGATGGTCCAAATAAAAGCGAAGTTCCTGCTTTTATGAGAAAAGCCAAAGGTGACGATGATTGGAAAGTTAGTACCAAAGATATGGATGACGAGAAAACAAAATCGCCAACTAGCTCTGCAGGTCTAGCACGTAGAAAACAAGAACTAGGAATGGAAAGTCAAAAACTTAACGTTCAAGAATTGGCAGAATTTATTCACACATTTTATGATCGTGATTCAGGCACATTCCCTAAAGGCCCAGAAGGTGTTTCCATTATGGTAGGCAAGAAATTTGGTGAACAGGCAGAAATGATTGCTCGCAAAATGGTAGAAAGAATGGCTCCACAACAGCAAGATCCGCAGATTGCAGAACTTGCTCGTATTAGAGAATTGGCAGGCTATTAAAAATTAATGCTAACTAGATCGGGCACTTAGGTGCCCTTTCTTTTGGCTAAATTGTTTGTCAACGACCTTACTGGCTACCGCGTTATATATATGTAGGGGTAGAAATTCCTACTTAACCAAAAGGAAACTTTAAAATGAAATCAGTAATCGCAATCCTCGCTACCGTGTTCGCAGTATCAGCATTTGCACAAGCACCTGCTAAGAAAGAAGAAGCCAAGCCGGCTGCACCAGCTGCTACAGCAAGTGCTCCAGCACCAGCTAAGGCTGAAGTTAAGAAGGACGAAAAGAAGCCTGCAAAAAGTGACGATGCTAAGAAAGACGCACCTAAAGCAGACGCAAAGCCAGCCGCTACTCCAACGAAGTAAATTTGATTTAGAAGACAGTGATCTTATTATTGACGATGAGATCACTTTTGGCCGTAATCGACAAGCTGAGAATTTTGGTAAGGTAGTTGAAGAAGAACTATCGGACTATATAAAGTTTAGGTTATGGCTAGCTAGACAAATAGCATTGGCAAAATATAGAGAGGCCCACGGTTAATCCCTGGGCTTTTTTATTGGCAAAATAAAATAAAAAAATAAACAAAAAATCATTGACCTTGCTAAATAAAAAGCGCATAATAATATATGTGCATAAGGCATATAAAACATTTTAGGCATAACATAGGAGGCATTTAAAATGGCTACATTAGCAGAGATTCGTGCAAAACTTCAAGAAGCACAAGGCAAGTCCACAGGACAATCCACCGGCGGTGGAGACAACGCAATTTACCCACATTGGAATATGCAAGAAGGTAAGGAAGCAGTAATTCGCTTGCTACCCGACGGTAATCCCAACAACACATTTTTCTGGGTAGAACGAGCAATGATCAAATTGCCGTTCGCAGGTATCAAAGGTGAAACAGACAGTCGACCAGTTCAAGTGCAAGTTCCTTGCGTTGAAATGTACAACGACGGTACAGCTTGCCCAATCCTTTCAGAAGTTCGTGGTTGGTTCAAGGATAAAGCCCTTGAAGAAATGGGTCGTAAGTATTGGAAAAAGCGTTCATACATTTTCCAAGGCTTTGTTGTTGAAGATCCTATTAAGGAAGATAAAATTCCAGAGAATCCGATTCGTCGATTCATCATTGGTCCTCAAATTTATCAAATTATCCGTTCAGCATTGATGGATCCAGAGTTGGAAGAATTGCCAACTGACTTTATGCGTGGCGTTGATTTCCGTATTGCTAAGACCAGCAAAGGCGGATTTGCTGACTACTCTACATCAAAGTGGAGCCGTCGTGAACGTGCTATTTCCGATGCCGACAAAGCAGCAATTGAACAATTTGGATTACACAATCTAAGCGACTTCCTACCTAAGAAGCCAACTGATGTTGAGCTTAAGGTAATGAAGGAAATGTTTGAAGCGTCAGTTGACGGTGAAGCATACGACTTAGAGCGTTGGGGTCAATATTTCAAACCAGCAGGTATGGGTCAAGCAACTGGTGATCCCAATAAATCTTCTACACCACGTGCCGCAGTGGCAGCACCAACACCGGCAGCAGCCGAAGAAGACGCTCCTTGGGAAGAGCCTACTACTCCTGCTGTAAAAACAGCACCAGCAGCACCAGCAGGTGAAAGTGCAAGTCGTGCGCAAGACATTCTTGCCATGATTCGTAATCGTCAGAAGTAAAATGACTATAGAGAATACGGGTGCAAGCTCGTATTCTCTATCCACTTAAAGAGAACAATATGGCAAAAGCATTCGACATTTCAAAATTTAGAAAGTCCATTACTAAGAGTATCGAAGGTCTTAGTATTGGTTTTAACGACCCTACAGACTGGGTCAGCACAGGTAATTATGCATTAAATTATCTGATTAGCGGAGACTTTAATAGAGGAGTACCGCTAGGCAAAGTGACAGTATTTGCAGGCGAAAGCGGTGCAGGCAAATCGTATATATGTTCCGGCAATCTTATTCGTCACGCACAGGAACAAGGCATTTATCCTATTTTAATTGACAGCGAAAATGCCCTAGATGAAAAATGGTTACACGCACTAGGAGTTGATACTAGTGAAGGTAAACTGTTAAAACTCAATATGGCTATGATTGACGATGTTGCTAAAACTATTCACGAATTTATGAATGAATATAAAGCAATGTCTGACGAAGATAAGCCTAAGGTCTTGTTTGTTATTGATTCGTTAGGTATGTTGCTTACTCCTACTGATGTTAATCAATTTGAAGCAGGTGACCTTAAAGGTGATATGGGTCGTAAACCTAAAGCATTAACTGCTCTAGTTCGTAATTGTGTTAATATGTTTGGCAGTCACAATGTTGGTTTAGTCTGTACTAATCACACATACGCAAGTCAGGATATGTTTGATCCAGATGACAAGATTAGTGGTGGTCAAGGTTTCATTTATGCGTCATCTATTGTTGTAGCTATGCGTAAGTTGAAATTAAAAACAGACGCAGATGGCAATAAGACAACTACAGTTAATGGCATTCGTGCTGCCTGTAAGGTTATGAAGACACGCTATGCAAAACCATTTGAGAGTGTACAGGTTGAGATTCCTTATGAGACCGGTATGAGTCCATTTAGTGGATTGGTTGATTTATTCGAAGCCAAAGGGATGTTGAAGAAAGAAGGCAACAGTCTAGTCTACACAACCAATGACGGAGAAATCATTAAACAATTCCGCAAGGCTTGGGAACGAAATGAAAAAGACGGCCTTACCATCATGATGGAAGAGATTTCAAAACACGGTGAAAAATCAGTTTCTGGGATAACTACTACAGTTGAACCTGAAACGGAGAGCGTATAATATGAAAGAAGATTTAATTGCAGATATTTGGACATTGGTTTTAGAACATATTCCAGAGAAACATCGTAAAGATGTAGCAGCAGATTTTGTTAATACATTAATGGATTATGGAATTAAAGAATCTGTACTAGAAAGCCTGCAAGGAATTGATGCCTATCTCGACGATGCTATAAACTATGTCATTGATGGCGAGGAAATTAGTGACGACGAAGACTACGAAGATGAGGAATAAATGAATTGGTATGATCGTGTTTCTAAGGATATTTCAAACATACCCGATGCTGTGGCCTATTATGAAGCTGAATTAATTCAAGCAAAACAAGATGTCCGCATAGCGGGTAACATCGAGAAGGCGAGTTCGCAGATGCCCGGCATTGTAGAAAACCGATTTAATCAACTTCAAGAAATTGAAGGTATTTTAGAATATCTCAATATCGAACTTCGTAGACTGCGTAGTCAACATTTTCGCAAGTATCTTGAAAACTATCAACGAGCTTTATCTTCTAGGGACTGTGAAAAGTTCGTAGAAGGTGAAGCTGACGTTGTAGACTTTGAAAAAATCATCAACGATTTTGCCTTGCTACGTAACAAGTGGTTAGGCATTATCAAAGCACTTGATCAGAAACAATGGCATTTAAGCAACATTGTTAAACTGCGAGTATCCGGCCTAGAAGACGCCACTCTTTAAATTGATCATTATATATGCAGATAAATATCTGCATGAAAATTGTACTAGTCACAGGCGGATTTGATCCCTTACACAGCGGTCATATCGAGTATTTTAAAGCAGCAAAGCAATTAGGTAATCTTTTGATTGTAGGCATCAATAGCGATGCTTGGCTTGCACGTAAAAAAGGCAGAGCATTTATGCCTGCTGTTGAACGTAAAGCTATTATTGAAAATATATATCAAGTTCATCGAGTTATAGAATTTAATGACAGCGACGGTAGTGCTATAGATGCTATTAGACAAGTAAAAGAATTATTTCCTAGAGATCAAATAATCTTTGCCAATGGTGGAGATAGAACCAAAGACAACATTCCTGAAATGGTCTTTGAAGATATAGAGTTTGTGTTCGGAGTCGGTGGAACTAATAAAGCTAATAGTAG